ACATCAAATACAGATGAAAATGAGTTCTTTAACGTCTATATTAAGATGGGTGACGAGACAATTTGTCATAGAATTTTAGATGCTAAAGTATACCCTCCAAAGGTAAGATATACGGTAGACATACGCCCAGAGTTAAAAACTATACTTCGAGCGTTGACTGACATTTTTTCATCTGAAAATTTAACACACAACTATATGAACTATAGTCTGATTTAAGCATATTTATTAAACCGGACCCGTTAAATTTAAAACAAAATACAGTATATGTCGAACGATAAAAACTTTGGATACTTAGGAAATTCATTTCAAATTCAGCTACTAAATAATATTATTATTGATAAAGATTTCGCCACTTCCATTGTTGACGTTCTTGACCCAAAATACTTTGATAATCAATACTTTAAGTTAATAATGCAGTTAATAAAACAGTATTATTCAACTTATGAAAGTTCACCAACTTTCGATACTTTGGAACAACTCACAAAGTCGGAAATTACCTCTCCAATGGCTCAGAAGATGGTTTTGGACATGGTTAATGAGGTAAAAGAATCCCCCATTGAAGGTTCTGAATTTGTTCAATCTAAAGCTTTGAAGTTCTGTAAACAACAAGAACTTCAAAAGGTTATGACTAAAGCTCAGAAGATTATTGATAAGGGTGATTTTGAGAGTTATGACCACCTCGAAGGTATGGTAAGACAAGCTCTTCAAGTAGGTGAAGTTGATGCTGGTACATCAGATGTTTTTGCTAATTTGGATGATGTATTAAAAGACGATTTCCGTCACCCAATTCCTATGGGAATCACGGGTATTGACAACCTATTGAAAGGTGGTTTGGCTAAAGGTGAACTTGGTGTAATCTTAGCTCCAACAGGTGTTGGTAAAACAACCGTTTTATCGAAAATTGCGAACAATGGTTTTAATTTAGGGTATAATGTCTTACAAGTATTTTTTGAAGATAACCCTAAGATTATTCAAAGAAAACACTTCACTATGTGGACTGGAATTGCTCCTGATGATTTATCAAATCATAGGGATGTCGTCATGAATAAAGTGAAAGAAATTAAGACAAATACAAAGAACAAACTAATATTGAAAAAGTTACCTTCAGATACTTTGACTATGAATCAAATTAAAAATCAGATTCGTAAAATGATTGCTGAAGGGAACAAAGTAGATATGATAGTATTGGACTATATTGATTGTGTTGTACCTGATAAAAACTTGGGTGATGAATGGAAGAGTGAAGGTTCAGTTATGAGGGCTTTTGAGGCAATGTGTCACGAATTAAATTTGGTTGGATGGACTGCCACTCAAGGTAACCGTTCATCTATATCTTCAGATGTTGTTACTACAGACCAAATGGGTGGTTCTATTAAGAAAGCTCAAGTTGGTCACGTAATTATATCTGTGGCAAAGTCGCTTCAACAGAAAGAAATGAATTTAGCTACAATCGCAATAACCAAATCACGTATAGGTAAAGATGGTATTGTATTCGAAAACTGTAAATTCGATAATGAATTTTTGGTTATCGATACAGAACAAAGTATAACATTCCTTGGGTTAGAGGAACAGAAAGAAGAAAAAAACAGAGAGCGTGTTAAAATGCTTTTTGAAAGAAGACAACAAAAACAAAACAATTAAAATTATGAATAATATGGAAAACTTGGAGATTAAAGACATTAAGTTTGTAATCAAAAGAAATGGTGATAAAGTTCTTTTTGAACTTGAAAAAATCCAAAACGCAATTCTAAAGGCTATGAGTGGTATTGATAAACACGACTCAGAAATGGCTGAAAAGATTGCTAGACTTACAATGAAAAGTCTTTTTAGAGGTGATAAAACCCGTGTACCTCACGTTGATGAAATACATGATATGGTTGAGAATAAACTTATGGATAATGGTTTAAATGATGTTGCAAAAGAATATATCATTTATCGTTCTAAACACAGACCAAATATCTTTACTAAGAGAGTAAATTTAAAACCATATGAGTATCCTGAACTGGTTGAATATGTTGATGCAATTCGTCATTCATATTGGGTTCACACTGAATTTAATTTTACTTCAGATATTCAAGATTTTATGGTTCACCTTAATGAAAAAGAAAAAACTGCAGTACAACGAGCTATGTTGGCGATTTCTCAAATTGAAATTGCAGTTAAAACTTTTTGGGGTGACATTTACAAAAGATTACCAAAACCTGAAATCGGAAATGTTGGTGCAACTTTTGCTGAATCGGAAGTAAGACACGCAGATGCATACTCAAACTTGATACAAGTTTTAGGATTGAATAGCGAGTTTGAAAATCTTTTAGAGGTACCTGCAATTCGTAAAAGAATCAAATATTTGGAAAAGGCAATTACAAATTCTAAAGCGGTTGATAACCGTGATTATTTTGAATCTGTAATTCTATTCTCGATGTTTGTTGAAAACGTATCATTGTTTTCACAATTCTTAGTTATTATGTCTTTTAATAAACATAAGAATGTATTAAAGGGTATGAGTAATGCAGTTGAAGCAACTTCAAAAGAAGAAAACATTCATGCTGAGTTTGGATTTGATTTGGTTAATCTAATAAAAAGAGAAAATCCTGAGTGGTGGACACAAGAATTAATACAAGATTTAATTGATGCTACTATAGATGCATTTAGTTCAGAATCTGACATTGTTGATTGGATTTTTGAAAAAGGAGATTTAGATTTTCTAACTAAAGCACAAACTTTGGAGTTTATTAAACACCGTTTTAACGTATCTTTGAATTCAATTGGTATTGAAGATATATTCCACGTTGATAAGAAAATGTTAGAAACTACTGAATGGTTTGATGATGAAATTTTAACCACAAAACATACAGATTTCTTTAACAAAAGAAGTATCAACTATAGCAAAAAATCAAAATCAATTACTTTAAACGATTTATTTTAATTTAATTTTATATAAAAAATATTTATGAACAATAGAGAACCATTCGATTGGATTAACGAAGAATCAATTACATTTCTTCGTAGAGGTTATTTAAGTGAAGGTGAAGAACCTTTAGAGAGAATACGAACAATTGCTAACCACGCAGAACAAATTTTAAACAATACAACAAATAATAAAACTTTTGACGGTTTTGCCGACAAGTTTTTTGATTATATGGGTAAAGGATGGTATTCACTATCTTCACCTGTATGGGCTAACTTTGGTAAGAAAAGAGGATTACCTGTAAGTTGTTTTGGGTCCAATATTGGAGACAATATTGAATCAATCCTTTACACTCAAGCTGAAGTTGGTGAAATGAGTAAAATGGGTGGAGGTACTTCAGGTTTCTTTGGAAATATCAGAGGAAGAGGTGCTGAGATTACAGATAATGGACACGCTCCTGGTTCTGTACACTTTATGAATTTGTTTCAGAGTGTAGTTGATAATATTTCACAAGGTTCAACTCGTAGAGGTAGATTTTCTCCGTACTTACCAGTTGAACATCCAGATATTATGGAATTCTTAGAGATTGGTACTGAGGGATTTCCAATTCAAGATTTAACGCACGCGGTTACAGTTACTGATGAATTCATGAAAGAAATGATTGAAGGTGACAAACAAAAAAGAGCGATTTGGGCTAAAGTAATTCAAAGACGAGGTGAAATTGGATATCCATATATCATGTTTACCGACACTATGAATAACAAGGCACCTGAAGTTTATCGTGATAAGGACATGAAGATTTATAATTCAAATCTTTGTTCTGAAATTGCACTTCATAACTCTGAAGAAGAGTCATTTGTTTGTGTTCTTTCATCTATGAATTTATTACATTATGATGAGTGGAAAGACACGGATGCTGTTGAAGTAATGGTTTATTTCTTGGATGCGGTTGTAACCGAATTTATTGATAAAATTGATGCACTAAGACACACAGGTACAATCGAAGGACAAAGAGCATTCTTTTATTTGGAAAAAGCATATAATTTCGCTAAAAGACAAAGAGCTTTAGGTCTTGGTGTATTAGGATGGCATTCATTGTTACAATCTAAAAACTTAGCTTTTGATACAAGAGAAACTGCAAGATTAAATGTTGAAGTGTTTAAATTGATTAAAGAAAAATCATATAAAGCATCAGAAGAGTTGGCTCAGATTTTTGGAGAACCTGAAACTTTGATTGGATATGGTAGAAGAAATGTTACATTAAATGCAATTGCACCTACCACATCATCAGCATTTATTTTAGGACAGGTATCACAATCAATTGAACCAATTTGGTCTAACTGTTACGTTAAAGATGTTGCTAAATTAAAAGTTACAATTAAGAATCCAGTATTGAAGGAATTGTTAAAGGAACTTAAAAAAGATACTAAAGCCACATGGGATAGTATTAAAAAACATGATGGTTCAGTACAGCATTTAGAATTTTTAACTGACGAACAAAAAGAAGTTTTTAGAACTTTTGCTGAGGTAAATCAGGCATCTATCATTAACCAAGCTGCGGTACGTCAAGATTATATTGACCAATCACAATCACTTAACTTAATGATTTCACCTGATATGCCGACTAAAGATGTTAACAAACTTCTTATTGATGCATGGCAATTAGGTGTGAAAACACTTTATTATCAGCATTCAATGAACTCAGCTCAGGCATTTGCAAGAAAAAAGTTAAACTTAAACGACTTGCAGTGTGTTGCGTGTGAAGGTTAATTGTTATTTATAACAATAAATAAATATAAAAGAGGACTTCGGTCCTCTTTTTTTTATAAATTACTTACTTACAATATTTATAGACAATGGCAGATGGTTATACATATGGAATAAATTTCCCGTTTCAAAAAAGTAGGGATGGAAAATACTTATCACTTTCTCAAGGTGCTGATGAGGAGATAAGGACTGATTTATTACATCTTATCTTAACAAGAAAAGGTTCTCGTTACTATTTACCGGATTTTGGTACTAGAATATACGAATTTATTTTTGAACCTATGGACGGACCATCATTTGACGCAATCAAGGCTGATATTAGAGAAGCGGTAGACAAATACTTACCTAACATTATTATTAATGAAATAAGTATAATGCCATATTTGGATGATTTAGAAGTTCAGGGTGAATTAAATATGTCAAACTTGGGTGTTGGAGGTATTTATAGAATACCTGGAAGGGGAACGGAAGAATATACCGCAAAAGTTAGAATTGATTACACAATAACTGACTCTACGTTTGAAAGCCGTGATTTTATAATAATTAATATTTAATGTAAATGGCACAAAGAAGAATATCATATACAGACAGAGATTTTGAATCGTTACGTCAGGACCTAATTAACTATACTAGAGAGTATTATCCCGAGTTAATTGATAATTTTAATGACGCTTCGGTTTATTCTGTATTTTTAGATTTGAACGCGGCTATTGGTGATAATTTACATTATCATATGGATAGAAGTATTCAAGAAACTGTTCTTCAATATGCTCAACAACGTTCTTCAGTTTATAACATTGCTAGAACTTATGGTTTAAAAGTACCAGGTGCTAGACCATCTGTTGCTTTAGTTGATTTATCAATTACGGTACCCGCATTTGGAGACCAAGAAGATACTCGTTATTTAGGTATTTTAAGAGCCGGCTCACAAGTTGTAGGTGCTGGTCAAACGTTTGAAACTGTATACGACATAGATTTTTCAAGTCAATATAATAATGAGGGATATCCTAACAGAACTAAGATACCTAATTTCGATTCAAATAATATTTTAATAAATTACACGATTACAAAAAGAGAAGTTGTTGTTAATGGTATTACAAAAGTATTCAAAAAAGTTGTTACACCGGCAGACGTTAAACCATTCTTTGAATTTTTCTTACCTGAAAAAAATGTATTAAGTGTTACATCTGTAATACAAAAAGATGGGACATCATTTCAGGCTACCCCAACATACTCTGAATTTATAAGTTCACCAAATCGTTGGTTTGAAGTAGATGCGTTGGCTGAAAATACGGTGTTTGTTGAAGACCCAACAAAACCTTCAGATA